ACGGTCGAACCGAATTATAGTTTCGATTTATGCCGTTTCGCCTGCGCACTTTTCGACTATTTCATTTATGACCTACGCAAGGTAGAAAAGCTCTGTAAATCCGACCCGATTATAAAGTTGGTTGTGAAATGGACAACCGACGACAAGGGGCGAAACGTCCTCTACAAATCCAGCGGCGAGGAGAGATATCCGGATTTCAAACTCTATAAGATGATATCGCGGTCGGTTCATGGTCACATTCCCGCAAAGGAAATCCACAATCCGCTCTTTAACGAATACAAAATCACACATAAAAAATACAAGAAACATGCCGCACTTGCTGCGAAATTCATGAAAAACGGTAAAAATACACATATATTGATTGATGTTGATACGTTGCCATGTTATTGTGAAACCCCGCTATAAATCATTTATTGTGATGTAATGTGTAAATCACTTATCAACCTCCTTCTTCTCCTCCTCAGCCTCCTCTTCGTGACGACAACGACGCCGATTTTCAAGAAACATCTCTCGATGTGCGGGAAGACCATTCTTCGCGATGAACTCGATGTTGCGCATCGTCCAACCCATGCTCGCACCAGAATGGCCGACTTCCATATGATTTTGAACCTGACTAACGATAACGTCATGTCCTGCGCTGAATTGAAAACCATGCTGGGATGGCGGACTGTATTCCGAGAGATATTTCCATACGTTGATTTCTTTCTCTCGAACACCGGGTAATCGGCCAACACGAAGAATCGCGCGCATTCCATCGCGAATCATGTCTTCGGACCATGTGTCGTTGAAATGAGAGAGGTCGCATTCGTTGACCATTCTTATAGTAAGAGGCCAATACATGGTCGCCGCATCGGTGGAGGCCGCGTCGTCTTCCATTTCGACGTCATCAATATGTCGTTGTCCAGAGACCGAGGCAGGGACTGTGATGGTGGCCTCAGAACCTGATGACCTAGTAACGATACGAAATAACCAGCGAACAAATGAATAAATCATATAATAATGAACACCTATATCTCCAATATAAACATAACCGAATCAATTTTATGTTTATAGTAAAAAATAGTATTGTGAAATATTACTCTACGACGACGACTACTTAAAGAGACGCAACCAAATTATCGAACACCATTTTTTTGAAAACGCCTTTGTGAACCTTGTTTTTGAGTTCGGTGTGTTCGCACATTTTCGCTTTAGTGATGATGAGCTTTGACAGTTTATCTGAGTTCAGCCGCTCACAAAGACCGACGACAAACCCGATGGCAAGAGTGTCGGATGTATTTGAGATCGTGATGTCGATATTGTTAGGAGATGATGCCATCCAGTCGATGATGAATTTGATGATGACCCCGCAATCTGGAGTAATCGTTACGCGAGGTCGGATGATGAAACGATTGATGTCGGGTCGTAAATTTGGACGTATCGCACCCAGTAATGTTGGCAAATTATTTTGATCGCCAAATGGAACGTCTGTATGATTGCCGACATATACCAGATAATTCCGGGCAGGGCTTTGGCTCCAACCTGCGTCGATAAACCGTAGTATTCCCGTATTGAAATTGTGTAAATAACACGCTTGACCTGGATCTATGAAGCGAGGCATACACACTGATTCTCGAGACCTGTAAAACATTTGTTCCAATTTCTCATAACGTTGTTCGAGAACGGCCAACCTCTCCTTCGTTTCTCTCAGTTCATCGATAACCTGATGATTGTCTTCCACAAGTGGCGGCGCACTAGGAACAACAAGGCCAATCGACGATGATGATGTCTCGAACACAAGTTTCCCACCTTCAACTTTCATTATTCCATGGCAACCGGCATCGATCTTTGATAACAAATCTCTCGACATCTCTGATACAAAGGTGATAATAATGTATAATAACTCAATCATATATGATTTCAATGATATACGATTTCAATTTTATGTCTTCATAACCGCGCCGCCATCTTATCTAATACCACACCAACAACTACACCGAGTGTCAAGCTGCCAGATACAAACCCGACAATCGCGGTAATAATCGTGACTACCCAACGTCTGTCAAATGATTGCGGTTTGAATAAACTATCCCAGTCGCCGGTTTTATAAACAACCAGCAACATGACGCCGACTACCGCCGCAATCGGTATTTCGTTGATCGCGCGTCCAAAGAATAGACATATTACAATAAAAAGCACACTCGTTATCACTGATGAAAACTGGGTTTTCGCGCCGTTTGCCAAATTCAGCTTGCTTTGCCCGACCAACACACAGCCGCCGAACCCGCCCGTGAGCCCCGTAGCAACATTCGCGATACCTTGGACGAAACTCTCGCGAAACGAATCGCCCTTTATACCGAGCGTGTTCTCGGCATCCCTCACCATAATCAACGATTCCAATAAACCGGTAAATGCCATCGCCGCCGAAAACGGCAGCATTTTCATAAGACTCTCCGCGTCGTATTTTATTTTACTAGATGACACCGCATCCGTTGAAATAATAGAGGGCAGGTCAGACTTTAATGCGCCGATGTCTTTCACGCGGTCAATATTGTAATATTGCGTAAATATGTAAATAAACGCTGTTATCGCAAACATCGAAACAAGACCACCTGGTATATGAATATGTTGGTCGGTGCTGTGCGTGATTTTAATAACACCGAAAAATGCTATCAACGTAGATATGATCGTGAATAGAGTCGTATTCGCCATTTTAAGCCCGGTGAACCATTTATGTTCCTTATCTTTGAAATTATCGAGTTGATGAACCGCGATAAGACCAGCCAACGCAATCAAAAATCCCGACATGATATGTTTTGGAACGTATGTAATGTACTTGTACAGCCCTGTCATCGCCGCTACTATCTGGATAACCCCGCCAGCGATAACCGTTGGAATAATGTATTCTTTCCCGAGTAAGGTGGATACTCCAGCGATGGAAGTGGCTACTGCCGCGGTAGAACCTGAAATCATCGTTGGCATACCGCCGAATAATGATGTAATGAGAGACATTACCATCGTATTTTGAATGCCTGTATTCGGCGACAACCCCATAATGAAAGCGAATGCGATGGATTCTGGAATCAATAATAGAGCAATCGTGAGGCCCGAGAGAAATTCATTCACGAGTAACGTGGGTGATGCGGATCTAACGGCATTCATAACAACGAGAGTTTATATAATATAAACATATTATCTGTTATTATATATCGGTATTGTATAGTCATTTATTCGAGAATGTTATGCGCCTCAACCAAACGCGATACGATTACCATCGAAGGTACGACGTATGACATCACCGATTTCAAACACCCTGGTGGGAATATTATCAACTACGCGAAGAATTCTCCCGACGCCACCGAAATATTCAACGAGTTTCATCATCGGTCAAGTAAGGCTAAAAATGTCCTACGTTCGCTTCCGCATTATAATGATGGGCCGGAGGTAGTGCCATCATGCCCGACTCCTGTAGTAGAGCTTACCCAACAACAGCAAGAAATGACGGCCGATTTCCGAGAGATGCGTGCCACCCTTGTGGAACAAGGATGCTTTGAACCCGACTATATCCAAGTTTATTTCCGACTTCTTGAACTCGCATTTTACTTTGGTATAGGAACATGGCTTGCGTCATATAATATCTACGCATCGATTCTCTCGTTCATCGCATTTAAGACGCGTTGTGGATGGGTTCAGCATGAATGCGGGCATCTCAGTTTTACCGGAATCCGTGCGTTCGACCGCGCAATCCAGACCTTCACGATGGGGTTCGGCGGAGGTGTTAGTTCGTCCGTATGGAATTCGATGCATCAAAAACACCACGCAACACCGCAGAAAATTAAGCATGATATCGACTTGGACACAACGCCATTTGTCGCTTTTTTTAATCGCGCTTTTGAAGAAAATACGAATGGTAGAGTAGCCGCACGATTTATGAACCGATGGTGGATGCGTTTCCAAGCATGGACGTTTTTGCCCATCGTCAACGGAGTCCTCGTCCATTTCTTTTGGATGTATTATCTTCATCCTAAAAAGGTCTTTCACCGTTTGTCTTCGGCAAGAACGAGAGAAGTATATATCGAATCCGGATTTGAGGTGATATGTATGTCATTATCCCATATCGTCCTTCCTCTTATTTTTTCGAATTATGGCGGATATGGCCTGACGTACTCCTATTTTCTTCTGATGGTCGTGAATTTCTGGAATTTTATCTATCTATTTGGTCACTTCTCTCTCTCGCATACATTTACTGGTGTGGTCCCTGAAGACAAACATCTTCTTTGGTTTGAATATGCCCTTCACCATACGGTTAACATTTCGAACAAATCTGCGTTGGTTACATGGATTATGGGGTATCTAAACTTTCAAATCGAGCATCACCTGTTTCCATCGATGCCGCAATATAAGAACGCAATTGCGGCACCTCATGTTCGTCGATTTTGTGCGAAATGGTCGGGGCACCTCTCATATACAGAACATTCCTATTTGAAGGCGTGGTGGTTGATGTTATCCAACTTGAACCGGGTTGGAAAACATTATCATGAGCATGGGGTGGTTCGTAAAGAAGCGCCAGCGGCAGCACCAGCGGCAGCACCGGAATCAGAATCAGAATCAGAAACAGAATTAGTACAAGACCTTCATCTTGATTAAAATCCTGGTGTATCAACAAAAACTGCCGGCGCACCGCCACTGCCTCCGCTGCCTCCGCCGCTCCCACTACCAATATTTTCAAACTGATTCAATATAAATACGGCTAAAATAGATGAGATACATACTACGATCGAATCGCGAACAAGGACCTTGACTGGCTTTTGATTATCATGATCGACGAACCGCATTTCTATGAATTTCAATAAAAAATACACGATGGCGACGACTGCGCCAATTATTGCTAATTTCGTCGTATTGAACATTATAGTAATCCTGTATGAATGTATATAGTTCTAAAAAGATGTATATACATACAAATTCAATTATTTATTGATTTTTATACGCGCCGATACGCTACGCTACGCTACGATGTCTGGAATGCCAACATCACCGGTGGATAACAAATATACATCACACCACCTGCGATTGCTAAAAACGCGAAAGAAAATATGAAGATGAGTAAATCGATAAGAAATATATTGTCATACCATTTTCCTTCGTCTTCGTCGCCGTCCGCCATTTTTGTAATATATGGCTATTTTTTATAACTAGACGCTTACGCCAATACCTCAATATCATCCAACAGAGGAGGTGCGTTGATTTCCTGTATATCGTTCAGACTATGAATATCGAGTGTATCCAATCGAATATCATCACCGATCCTTAAACGACCCGAATCACCTTCGTCGTCATCCGCGTCGGCATCGTCGTCATGTGTCATATATTCATTCTTTCTCTCGGAAGCATCCGTTTCAAAGGTACGAACTTGATTCTCTCCGAATGAAATTCCGCCACCGCCGCCACCGCCGCCACCGCCGTTGTCATTTCCCGTATTTGCGGTGTTCGTTACAGACGATAGATTCGACGCACCATTCAATTCACCTACAAAGTCGAGCTGGTCGATTATGGGATTACTGCCGTCTCGGTCGCTACCACCGTCTTGGTTGCCATCCCCGCCATCCCCACCGCCGCCAACCCTGTCGCGATGGCGTCTTCGGCGGGTACTTCCATGATGCTGGCGTCGCCTCGCCGAGAGATTGGCGTCCTCTTCCGAGAGAATAGGCTCTTGTTGAATCACTTCCTCATTTTCTGTGACTTCTACAACATCTTCAATCGTATCTTCTAAATACATCTTGATGAGTTCCTCCACCGGTATATTATCGCGAATCGTATTATAGATACACTCCTTCACAATAATCTCGAACTCACGATTATTACGCTGGGTGTGAAGTGGCTGAATCCCTCTCTCGAAGATATATACGTTGGAATACACCTTTCGCGCAGTATTCACATAAATCTTATGAATAAAATCGGCCAGCTGAGGTATCTTGATATCCACCTTTTTCTGTTTATTACCAACACGCATCACCGTCATACACTTCAAATGAATGATATGAACACATGTAATCAAATCCTCTAAATACCCGCATGTGCTGCGTTCCTTGATTCGCGAGGTCTCTTCCTTGATTATATTGGGGTTCCATTTCGGAACTCTCGAGAGAAGATTCTGAAACGTCATGAGATACTTGTCTTGTTCCTTATTCCCGACACACAATTTCACCGCTTCGTCTAAAATAGATCGTATGCCTTCTTGGATCAGCGGTGTCAATATATTCACGAGTCGGGATGCCCATTCATTCTTAGATTCATAAAGAGAAGTAACCGAATAATCGTCCATCGTAATTGTAATCGTAATCCTAAAACCGATATTGACCTTACATAAATGAAATATTTTCTAAACTCAGATTACAACGAAATACAATAAAATGAAGAAAATAGAGTATTAACAATTTTTCATTTCTAAATTCTTTT